TATGGTTCATTAAATAAAGCACAAAGAGATATTGCTTTCTATCATACCAATTATTACAATGATGATTCTACTTTAGATGTATCAGAATATAATTCTCTTACACCGAGTTCACGTAAAAAGTATTGGGCTCCAGTCTTGGATTTATATGGTAATCCCTATGAATACGTTAGGTCTAAAGAAGATATTGTGATTTCAACAAATAAAATAATCAGTGCAAATATCACTTTAACCACTAATACATCTTTTATTGTTGGCGAAAAGATAACTCAAAGCACAAGTGGAGGAACAGCTTTCGTTGCATTTAGCAATTCATCTATGTTAACAATACAACATATCACTGGAACTATTAATGCTAATAATATTACTGGTAATGATTCCGGTGCAGTTGCAACTGTTCAAGATGTAACGACCATAAGCACTCCAATATCAGAAGATGAGTTTGTATACTTCACACCAATTTCTTATTATGATTATGAATTAGATTTAAACACAAAGAAAAAGAATATTAATGTTCTGGACAAAGCTTATACTGAAATTGTAAGTTCTCAATTTAGGCAATTGCTCAATGGCTAATAATAATGAATTAAACTATGATATTCTAATAAAGGCAATTAATGTCATATCTTATGATGGAAAAACTAAACAGAGTATAATCTCTCAAGTTTCCAGCATTGACATTTATGAATCAATATTCAATGCACTCGTAAGTTGCGATGTTCAAATGATTGACCAGATCAATATCATTGAAACATTTCCTTTATTGAGACAAAAAGTATATCTTGAGATGGAATACTCTACTCCTAAACTTGAAGGCAGCGTGAAAAGAAGATTTATTGTAAATGAGATTGGATTACGTACATATGACAATCAACTTAAAACTTCTAAATATGTTTTACAGTGCTTAAGCGAAGAAGTTATTCAACATTCAAACCAAGTTGTGACAGAAGCAATTACTGGAGAAGAGATTTCTAAAGCAATTCCTCGATTTGTAAAAACATATTTAAACTCCAATAAAAAAGTATCAGTAGATAATACTAAAGGTACTCAGTCTATTCAAGTTCTAAATCTCAAACCGTTAAAAGCAATAGATTTCTTAAGAAAGAAAGCAATATCTAAATCATATGTATCCAATACTTTTCTTTTCTTTGAGAACGTACATGGATTTTATTTTGTAACTCTTGAGTGGCTAATAAACAATATTAAAGGTCCGGCTGATGCTAAGTTTTTTCTTAAATGGGGGGATGATCCATCAGTTGAAAGATTTAGAAACATATTAGGTTATCAGGGAATAGTGCAAGATAACGCTACAGATATTATTGCATCAGGTGGTTTACATACAGTTCATAAACGTTTAGATATTGCAACTGGTGTAGTAACTGAGTTTGTGACTAAACCAAACGTTGAAGCATTCCTTAGAGGAGCTGGAGTCAATATTTCTCCTCATCTTTCTACGTTCATTACTGATAATAGCAAACAACCCGCGATCACAGTGTATACTGTATGGGATTCTACTCAAGGTGAAACGTTCTCATATGAACAACCTTTAAGAGATTTTTATATTAATTTATGCACAAGTAATATAACGAGAATATATGTGTATGGTGATGCAGCATTGACATGTGGAGACACAGTTGATCTGCAATTGCCAGTAGCAAGTAGTGATGTAGAAGATATGAAAAAAGTTAACTATAGCAAATATATGTCTGGCAAATTTCTAATTTCAAAGATTAGACATATGATTAGCGTTCAGGGTAATGCTTCATTTTCATATCGTATGTCTTTAGAGTTAATACGACCAGCATATGGAGAAACTATACTATGAATAGTTTAAATGATTTAGGAGGAGATGGACTTCTTCGATGGTTCATAGGCACTGTTGAAGACATTAATGATCCTCTAAAACTAGGTAGGGCTAAAGTAAGAATTCCTGCATTACAAGATGGAATCTATACTGAAAACTTAATCTGGGCTCGACCAATTAGTCCAGTGCAAAGCGCAAGCTATTATGGGATTGGAATCTCACCTAATGGTCTTCTCAATGGATCACAAGTTTTTGGTTTCTTTTTAACAGGAACTGAAGGAAATATTCCAATGATAATTGGATCAATTTCTAAACACAATAACAATGATCCAAATTTGAGTGATGTCAATGCTCTTGCTAGAGAAGTAAATGACATACCAAAAACGCAAATTGATTATGAAAGTTCTGCTAACCCTGGCGTAACGTTCAAAGAACCAAAACCAACATATGCTGCTAAGTATCCTTACAATCATGTAATGAGAACTATATCTGGGCACACTGTTGAATTTGATGATACGCCTGGTGCAAATAGAATTCACATTTATCATTCATCTGGAACATACATTGAGATTTCCGCAGATGGCAGTCAGGCTACTCATATTAAAGGTAACAATACAAACGTTACTCTTAAAGATGAAAAAGTCTTTGTTGAAGGTAAGTCGACCATCATCGTAAAGGGAGAAGCAGAAATCTATTCAGATACTAAGATAACACTTCAAGCTCCTGAAGTAAGTATAAACGGAGGTTGATATGGTTATCGTATGTATGAATGGACCATTTGGTGGATTTGATTCTTTATACAATCAAATCAAAGACAGTTTAACGCATCCTCCTTTGTTTTCAAGAATTGTAGTTCCAGACATCATTGGAACCCTCCAAGAAAAGATGTTCTCGACGGTTGAAGATATTGTTGATGCTGCAGGTAATTTAGTTGAAAGAACTAGATCTTATATTAGTAGTGTGAACATGGAAGTTTGTCATTTACTATCACATTTAAATGATATGTCTTTCTTTGATTTAATCATTAAAGGCGTTAAAAAGATACTTGATTTTGTTGGGCTTAGTAATCTTTTTCGTTCATTCTTTCCAAAGATTTTAGGATTAGGAATATCCATTTACGATATTATTGTTGGCGGAATATCTCCTAAAGAAATCTACAAAGCAATACGAGAAGCAATTGACAATGGTTTAGATGTTCTTTGGAGTTTTGTTCCAAAACCATTTTATATTGATTTGAATCTTCCTGACATTTCTTTACCTAATATCTTTCAAATGATTCTAAAACAATACAAAGACATTATTTTAAAGCCAATCATGGATTTGGTAGGTATACTTACTGACTTTTTAGATAGCATATCTTTAGGCTTATTTAGTTTTACTCTTCCTCAAGTTCCATCTATTGGTGAAATAGTCAATAAGCTTTATGAAAAAATTAAATTGTTTGCAATTGCTAAAGCCATTGATTTAAAGAATATGGTAATAGGAGGATTTAATGAGGTGATGGCTTTAGCTAGAAAAATGATGAATTTTGGAATGAAAATTTCTGATCTACTAAATGGATTATCTTTTGGTAGTCTTTCTGGATGGTTGTTCAACGCAATAGATAATATGTTTAATACAGTGAAAATGATGAGCGTTGAATTATTGATGCAAGTTAACAATATGGTTGATTCGATTTATACCTTTGTATATAAATTGATATGGGATTTTATTACGAGTTTACCGGTAATTGGTGACATTATTAAAGCTTTGTTTTTTCCAATATGTATTCCAATTCCAACTGTTCAAGATGCGGTAAACGAAGCAACGAGTGTGGGTGCTTCTGCTATTCCGCGGGTATAAATAGGAATAAAAAGAACTACTATGGATACATCTTTTCCCGATAGAAAAACTACAGCACTTCCAAAGACTGAATACTTTAGTGATTTTCTTGTCAATCTGGACGCCCATCCGGATAATATGCAAGTTGTTAAGAATATCAATGAAAAAGCTGTAATCAGATCCATTAGGAATCTTTTATTCACAAATAAATATGAAAGACTATTCCAACCAGACATTGGTTGTGAGATAAACAAGATACTATTTGAGCCACTTACTCCAGCATCGGTGTCCGCTTTAAAGACAGTAATTGAAACCACTATTCAGAGATATGAACCAAGAGCTGGTCTTTTAGAAGTAATAGTAACTCCATATATAGAACAAAATTTATTAGTAGTTACTATTAAGTTTTTTATCTCAAATAGTCAACAGCCTGTATCTTTCACCGTTCAACTATCAAGAGTTCGATAATGGCAAATAACAGTATAAACTTAGTCAATCTTGACTTTGCTTCATTCAAAACTCAATTAAAAACTTATCTTAAATCACAAGATATTTTTAAAGACTATGATTTTGAAGGAAGTAATATATCCGTTCTATTGGACATTCTTTCATATAATACTTATACAAACTCTTTTTACTTGAATATGGTTGGTAACGAAATGTTCATGGATACCGCTGTGTTACGTGACAGCGTAGTCTCTCATGCTAAGTTATTGAATTATGTTCCACGGTCATTCAAATCTGCCCGCGCAATTGTTGATCTTACGGTATATGGTGGAAACACATCAGTTACATCAATCATTGCACCAAAGGGCACCTCGTTTACTTCTAGGGTTAGTTCTAATAACTTTGTATTCGTTACGGATCAGAACGTTATTCTTACTGGAGCTAATGGAACATATTCTGCGGAAAATGTAGATATCTACGAAGGTGATTATGTCAGTGAAAGTTTTGTTGTAAATTATGCAAATACTACTCAACGATATGTTTTAAATAGCACAAACATTGATACGGATTCGATTACCGTTGCTTCTATTGAAGATAATGGTGGCAATACAATTCACTATACTTTAGCCACTTCACTATTAGATAAAACTAGCAATTCTCAAATCTATTTTGTTCAAGCCGCCCAAGATCAAAAATATGAAATTTTATTTGGTGATGGTATTAGTGGTAGAAAGCCAAAAGATAATGCAATTATTTTATGTGAATATCGTGTAACAAATGGCGAAATTCCTAATGGTGCATTTAGATTTATATCTGACGGCGCTATTGGCGGACTATCAAACGTTCAAATTGGCACAGTTGCTGCAGCAATAGGTGGTTCAGTTAATGAATCGATTGAATCTGTTAAATTCAATGCTCCACGTTATTTTACTGCTCAGGAAAGAGCAATCACTACTGAAGATTATGAAAATCTTCTGAAAATTAACTTTCCAGAAGTTCTTGCTGTATCAGCTTATGGCGGTCAAGATGTAGATCCTCCCCAATATGGTCGGGTGTTTGTTGCAGTTGACATTGATCAAGTTGATGGCTTACCAGCAAGTAAACGAGATGAGTATTATAGTTTCTTAAAGACTAGATGCCCAGTATCCATTGAACCAATTATCATTGAGCCTGAAATGACATTTGTTTATATTTCAAGTCTTGTTCGTTACAATATTAACACTACAGATTTGTCAGATGGTGATATTAAATCATTTGTTTTATCAGCCATTAGCACTTATTCTACTACTTATCTGAATGATTTTAATAAAACATTAAGATATAGCCAATTAGTCACAGCTATTGATAATGCAGATGAAAACATTGTTGGTAATGAAACCGACATTGAAGCAGTTAAGAAAATACGTCCACGAGTGAATAGTAATACTCCTATAATATTAGATTTTAATTTTGCTTTAGAGAGTGGTGTTACTTCCGGTAAATTGCGGCATAATAATAGAAGTACTAGTCCAATATTTTCTACTAGTTTTGATTTTCAAAATCAAGTTGCTAGATTGCAAGATGATGGATTAGGTAGTCTTAATATAGTAAAAGCAGATGTTGGTGCTTCTATTGAGAAATTAGCTCCTGCCGGAACTGTAGATTATACAACTGGAAGATTGAATATTACAGGATTAAATATCCAATCATATTATGGTTCAAGTATTAAGATATATGTTAGGCCTTTGCTTAAAGATATATTCTCAACTAAGAATTCAATATTACAAATAGTTGCAGACGATGTTGAAATTGCAATTGAACAGGTTCGTATATAATGAAAGATATTGAAAAAAATATATCGACATTAATCCAGTCACAATTTCCTTCTTTCTATAATGAAGAAGGAGAGATGTTCATTGCTTTTGTTAAAGCGTACTATGAATGGTTAGAAGAAAACGGAAATACTCTATATCATTCTCGCCGTCTTTTAGAATATAGTGATGTTGATAGAACTTTAGATACTTTCATAAAGCAATTTAAAGAACAATATTTAAAGAATATTGTATTCACTACTGATTCAAATAAACAACTTTTTATTAAGCATGCATTAGAATTCTATAAGTCTAAAGGATCTCAAAGATCTATAGACTTATTTTTTAGACTAGTCTATGGTATTCCTGCAGAAGTTTATGTTCCAGCAGATGACATCTTTAGGTTATCTGCTAGTGAATACACAACTCCATATTATCTTGAAGTCACTGGTCATCCTGATAATATCAATTTTGTAGGAAATCAGATTACAGGAGCTCTTTCTGGCGCTACGGCTTTCGTTGAAAAATTAATTAGAAAAAGAATTAATTCTCAAAATATTGATGTTTTTTTCATATCAAACATCAATAAAGATTTCCAAGTTCATGAACCAATTTCTTATTCTAACAATTTTGGTGATTCACCTAGAATCATTGGATCACTTTCTAGGTTTGAAGTAATTGCAGGTGGTTCAGGATTTGCTGTAGGAGATATTGTTGATATTGATTCAACTACTACAGGAGCTCAAGCAAAAGGTCGAGTAACAGAAGTTGATAATGTTACAGGCGTTGTTAATTTTGCATTAGTCGATGGTGGTTGGGGTTTTTCTACTAATGCTCAAGTCATTGTGTCTGAGAGAGTATTAGTTGTTAATAATGTGATTATGGCAAATACCTCTGTTCCAAACACATATTTGCTATTTGAGAAAGTTACACAGCCTTTAGCTAATATCATATTCACAACGATGACTGGCGCATTTGCTTCAAAAGAAGTATTTCAAAAATATCATTCAAATGGTTCACTTGCAGCAAATGGAAGAATTTTAGCAGTCACTCAAAATACTGTAACTAAAACTGGTGAGTTGTTAGTCAATACGAACAGAGGAAATGTTGAACTTGGAACAAGCACAATCTATATAACGGGTAATGCAACATTTGCTACGGCTACAAGCATTACTGATAAGACAGCAACCGCAAATGTTATGGGTGTTTCGAGTAATGTAGTTTTATATTGCTATGATTCACATGGTTCATTTAAAATAAATGATGAAGTTTACCAAGGAAATTCAACAGTTGAATGGGCAAATGGCATAGTCTACGATGTAATAGGAACATCAGCAAATCTAGAATTAATAGTATCTAATGTTAATGGGATATTCCGACCATCCGTTGCAAATGTATACGCAAGAGCTTCCATTTCTACATATGCACAAGTAAATTCATTTTCTACAACCATTGGGGTTTACGATGTAGATAATGCATTTTCTAAACTTGAATCAAATTATATTAGAGCTCAAACTCCATCTGGGTTTGTAGTTGTTTCTACTGGTGGTGTTGGATTTGTTAATGCTCAAGCATTAACTTTGATTGGTGATACTTCAACTATTAGTACGGCTACTGCCACAGCTACTACAAATGCTACTGGTGGATTAATAAGAGTAACCATTACATCTGGATTATCTAATTACATAGATAATGAAACTCTCACAATTCAAAGTGGAACATCATCTACAAATGCTACTGGTGTCATCAATATTATTCCTGGCTCATCGACTGTAGCAAATATCGAACTTATTAGCGAAGGTTCTCTAGCCGGATTCTCAGTTGGCGATTTATCATTTGAAGAAACTGTAGTAGTCAATCAAGATTTAATTTCTTCAAACAATGCAGCAAACGTATATTTTACAAATACTGCATTTATCTTAGATGGTACCGGTTCTGGCATTTCTTCAAATGGTTATGGGTTTATTAAATTTCCAGCCGGAAATATAAATTCAATTATTCTTGATTGTTTAGACATTTCAAGCAAAGTAGTTGGTACTATTACTGAAATTACTGGTATTAGTCAAGGCACAAACTATACACTTGATCCATTTGTTGCAGTAGTTGAACCTGCAATTGTTGCACAAGGTGCAAATGATTACATCTTTACCGTTATGAACGCAACAGGAAACTTTGCTAATGGTGAATTAATTCAACAAAGTAGAAACATTGCAAACGTTAACATATTAACCGTTTCAAGCGTTACGAGTGGTAATGTAGATATACTCACTGTTACTGATGCAACCGCTCCTTTCACTCTTGGAGAAATAATTTATCAATCAAATGGCACTGCAAATATTGGATATGGTACTTTGCAAACTTCTGTCATTACTTCTAATGCTGGAACTATGACTATTAGGTCAGTATCTAACGGGTTCTCAAATGGCATTTATAAAGTAGTAGGTGCAACTTCTGGCGCAAATGCGACTGTATCGTTAGTTAATTATAATTTCTTCCAGATTAATGAACAAATTCAACAATATGCTAATAGTACAACAGTTGTTGCTAATGCAATTGTTCAAAGTGTTTCTATAAACCCAACAACACGCGTTGGATCAATCACAATTAATTCTGTTTCTTCTAATTTTCAAGTGTCTTCAAATAGTTCAAATGGTTTGATCAGAGGAACTTTGACCGTTGCAAACGCTATTGTTGACACCGTGAATACGGCTAACATAACAGTCAATACACGAGCAATTATTGATGGGATTGCAAATGATTCAACAATATATGTTAAACGATTAAGCCTTGCAAATTTCTTTGAAGTCACAACTAATAGTATGGTTATTGGATTATCTTCAGGTGTTTCAGCTAACTTAGTAGCATTTGATTATGATGATACAAAGTCAGGAATCAATGCAAACGTTACTGCTGATTCAACTATCGCCAATGGCTATGTAGTTTCACTTGACTTAGCTGATTCTGGGTTTGGATATGCAAATGGTGATGTTTTAGATTTTATATCTCAAGATGGTTCACGTCTTGGAACAGCTAAGTTAATTCTTGAAAAGCAAGGAAAAGGTGAAGGATATTTTAGAAATCAAAAAGGCTTCTTGAGTCAAAATTCAAACTTATTTGATGGTCAATTCTATCAAGAATATTCTTATCAGATTATTTCTAGACTACCATTTGAAAAATATTCAGACATGTTTAAGAAAGTTTTACATGTAGCAGGTACTGAAGTATTTGGCAAAGTATTATTGGAAGAAATTAATGAGTTACCAATAGAGATTGCTAATGTAAATCTAACGACAGCTAATGTAATATTTAAGAATGTATCAAATACTGAACAAATTATTCCTAATCTTTTTGTGTATCAAACAAATGGTTCAGTCAACACTGCAACTGGTTATGCTAAAGATTATCCGTCTGCTGAATTAGTATTAAGCAATACTACGGTTTCATATGAAGTAGGAGCAACAGTATATCAGTCTAATACACAAGTAAATGCTGCATCTGGTTATTTGCAATATAAGAGTTCAAACGCAACTCATACAACTCTATACTTATCAAATACTAGAGGAACTTTTGCAAATACTTCAAATATTGAATCAATTATTCAGCGTAAGATAGTAGTTAATCCTTTTATTGATGTTATTATGAAAACAATAGCTTTACCAAGCAATACTACTCAGTCATTTGTCTCTGGTGAAACAGTATATCAAGGTTCAGTTGGATCAGAAACATTTATTGGAACAGTTATTGCATCTAATTCATCAGTGATTAGAGTTTCAACTACTTCAGGTTCAATTACGAATAATGCAACAATTTCAAGTTCTAATTCATCTACTACTGCAATTGCTAATGGTGTTACATCAACAACTTTCCCAACATCACAAACAGTATATCAACAAGTAAAGACATTATTCTTGAGTAATGTTTCTAATTCTTTCTCAAATGGCGAATCAGTTTATCAATATAAACACAATTCAAGCGTATCTGCTAATGTTTATAACGTAAATACTGCAATCGGTAAAGTTGTATCTGTCAATACAACCGCAATTCAAGTTGTTAATATCTTTGGTAATTTTGCTAATACTAGACAAGTATTTGGTTCCACATCCAATTCATATGGTGTAATAAATTCGATAGTTTCTCAAAATTCAGCAACAGGTAATGTAGTGCTTTCAAACACTACAACTTTAATAATCAAAGATGTTGTAGGAACATTTGCAAGTGATCGACAAATTATTGGCGCAAATAGTATTGCTAATGCTACATCAATAACATCAAATACACAAATTATCAGTGACAGCAATATTGCATCAGTAATAAATATACTAGTAATCTCAAATACACAAGGCACTTTCAGTGCTAACTCGACTTCCAATGGTGTAGTAGTATTGTATTCTAATAATACAACTGCCGCAACCGCTAATTTAACCGCAGTAAAAATAGAATCATTGTAAAAATGGCAGCAAATACACATAAACTTGTCACAAATAATTTTAAAAACTATTCGGTTAATCAGTTTATTGAATCATTAACTGAACCCGCAAATACCATTTTTTATGTGTTTGCCGGTAAACATACTGAATATACTGGTGGTGATTCTAATGTTGCGTATCCAAATAATAGCACTCAATCATTGAGTATTGATGCTTATAGACAGATGGTATTTGGAAAACAAATTACCGATAATGATGTTAAAGTTATGATTCCACGGTATGATTGGACAGCCGGAACAGTCTATACGCAATATAGTGATCAAGATGGTGAATTATTTGGAAAGATGTTTTATACAATATCGCGCGCTGGAAGCAATTATTACGTATTTAAATGCTTGTTTAATAACAATGGTGCGCCATCTACAATTAAACCTGACTATAATGAAACTGCAGCAGATGACATTATTTATGAAACTTCAGATGGATATCAGTGGAAATATCTTTTTACAATTACTAAAGATGTATTTGATAAATTCGCAACTACGAGTTATATTCCAGTAATTGAAGATACTAATGTCACTGCAAATGCAATATTTGGCGCAATTGATGTTATTACAGTTTCAAGTAATGGTGCCGGATATAATAATTTTTATAGCGGGCAATTTAAAACTGAAGATGTTGCTGTAAATGGTAATACTTTAGTATATAACATAGGATCTGATGCTTCTCCTGCAAATAATCAATATTATAGTTGTATCATTAAGATCACTGAAGGAAAAGGAAAAGGTGGTTATAGAAAAGTAAATGGCTATCGTGTTTCTGGTAACACTAAGCAGATCATAGTCAATAGTGCATTTACTACTGCGCCAGATGCAACTTCTACTTATGAAATTTCTCCTTTAGTTTTAATCACTGGTGATGGAAAACAAACTGCCGAAGCTGAAGCACGAGCACTCGTCAATACCGCAGCAAGTAATTCAATCTATAAAATTGAAATATTAAATAGAGGTGCTGGATATTGTTTTGCATTTGCGAACGCTCAAGTGTCTAATGTTATTTCTATTTCTAATTCTGCTAATTTAGCGGTTGTTATACCTCCGCGCGGTGGGCATGGAGCAAATGTTCAAGCAGAACTTGGAGGTTCCAGAGCAGGAATTAGTGTTTCATTTGCAAATGGTGAATCTAATACTATTCTTACTGAAAACGATTATAGAGTAATCGGTATCATTAAAGATCCTGCATTTTCAAACGTTGGATTAACTGTTGGAAATATTTCTGGTACATTTGCAGCAACTGAAAAGCTTTATCAAGTAAGACCAATTAAAATAGACGGAATGGTTACGATTAGCAATACAAGTAATTCTATTACTTCAAATAGTGTTAATCTTCAAGACACATTTAACGTAAATGATTATGTTTACATTGCAGATCTTAAAGGTTCAGAAGTAACTAACATTCTTGTTTCTCAAGGTGGAAGTGGTTACGTTACGGGCGACAGCTTAACGTTCACAGGTGGCGGTGGTTCAGGCGCAGTAGCATATGCTGTTACTGTAAACGGAGCAATCACGGAAGTAAGATTCAATAGCATTACTAATCTTACATTTTCCTCAGGTGGGTCAGGATTCAGAAATAATCAATCTTTAGGAATTACGGGTCAAACTTCCGGAAATTCTTCAGCTACTGGTTTTGCCACAACAAATGCTACAGGTGGGCTTACAAGCATTACTCTTACTTCCGGAGGAAAAGGGTATACGAATAATGAAACAGTAACTGTTCAAGGTCAAGCAAGTTACGTAAATGGAACAGTTCTATTTTCTAATACTACAGCTCAAACTTTCTTTGGTAACACAACTTCTGTTTTAATAGGTAATGCTACAGTTAATGGATTTATTGGTCTTGGCACAAACCGAACGAGATTTGTTAACAATGATATTGTAACATATATTGCAAATAGTGGAAACACAGTTTTGGGTGGATTAACTAATAATACTTCTTATTTTGTAATTACAACAAATGCTACTCATATTCAATTGACAGCAACAAATAGTGGAGCAGCTATTAATTTAACATCAGTTCCTACATCAATACAAACACATTCTCTTACACCACTTAGTGCATCATTAACTAATGCAGTATACACTGCTACAGTTCCTAATGGAGGTGCTGGGTTTACAAATAACCAAACAGTAAACATCAAAGGTGTAAATTCTGTAGTGAATGTTGCAACTGGATTAGCTACGACAAATGTAACTGGTGGATTAACTTCAGTTTCTATAGTTGAAAATGGATTTTCTTATGTAGAAAATGAATCGGTTCAAATTAGTAGTTCAACTTCAAGTTCTAATGCTTCAGGTACAGTTGACACAGCAAACGGTGTTATACGTTCAGCTATTTTGAGTTCTTCGGGATATGATTATTCATCAGCACCATCAGTTGGAGTAACCACGACGGGTGGATCTGGTGCAAATTTATCTGCAGTAGTTAATACAACTCCTGTTTCTTCACGAAGAATGTTGGCTAAAATTGGTTCAATTGCAAACGCAACAACCATGAGTTTAATGTCAAATGGCTTATTCACAGACTCAACTGCTACAATTTTCTTAGCGAATGTTGGTGCATCTGGAACGATTGATACTTTTGATGTTGACTTAATTCAAGTTCAAAATAGTGTAGGTTTCTTTACTGTTAACTCGTTTGTAATTGGTAACACATCTCTTGCAACAGCAAACATTGATTCTATTCAAATTAGCGGTGCAACTAAACCTTATACTACTTTTCTTCAAGCTACAAGATATGAAGGATCTATTGCAATTAGTGGAACTTATGTAGAAGATGAAAAAGTAATTCAAGATACAGCCGGAGCATTCCTTGCTAATGCATATTTACATACTGCTAATACTTTAAACAATACAATTTATGTAACAGAAGAGCAAGGAAACTTTTTAATAGCTAATACTATTACTGGTGCAAACAGCGGTGCTACATTAACTATAAATAACATTTATAAAGGCGACTTGGTTCCTTGGTCTGGCGATGTAGTATACATTCAAAACATGGACCCAATTGCACGTTCAGCTGAACAAACAGAGACAATAAAGATCATCTTGGAGCTCTAAATGCCTATTAAGACAAACCTTGAATCACCACCATATTTTGATGACTATGATGGTAATAATGACTACTATAAGGTGCTTTTTAAGCCTGGAGTTCCTGTTCAGGTTAGAGAACTTAATCAACTGCAAACCATGCTTCAATCTCAGATTGAACGGTTTGGCGATAATATCTTTAAGCGTGGAACAATAATTGATGGTTGTGGTTTTACTTTTCATGATAATATTCCATATATTAAAATCAAAGATAGTGAAGCCAATACCGGAGCTCCAGTAAACGTTGCGGGTTATCCTGGTCTATATGCACGGAATGAAACCACAAACGTTCATGCGTATGTTATTGCATCCAACACTGGGTTTGAAACACAGGCTCCTGATTTAAATACTCTATACTTAAAGTATATAAACAGTGGTATTGCCGGTGAAGCATCATTTTCTTCAAATGACCAAATTATAATCTATAATAAAGAAGAATCAGTTTATGAAGTTGGTATTGATAATGGAAGCACGGGATTCTCAAATACAGATTCAGTACTATTTTTAAGCGCTATAAGCGTACAAAATTCGTCTTCAGGTAAAACATTCTCAAATAGTTCAGGGCTTCTTTCTACATTTTCTCCTGGCCAAACAATTATTGGATCTACTTCTGGTGCTCAAGCTGTAGTTGTAGAAGCAAATACTACAGCAAATGCTGAAGCTATTGTTCTTAAACTAAGACCAGTTTATGCAGACCTAACCGCAAACCCAGCAAATACGGCAAAATGGACTTTTGCTTCTGAAGAAAATGTTACAGTAACTAATGGTCCAACAAATGCACGATTAATTAGTAAAATTGGTTCAGGCGCAACTGGTTCACTCGTCACAGATGGTGCAGGTAAGCTTATAACACTTACCGTTACTTCTGGTGGTCAAGGATATTATGTTCCTCCTTTTGCTACTATTATTTCTATTGGTGGTACTCCAAGCGCTCTTTCTTTAGAATCAAGAAATTATTTTGCTAAAGTTACAGTCGCAACTGTAGACTCTTCTGTAGGAACCGGATATGGTTTCTCTATTAGTAATGGCGTAATATATCAATTAGGTTATTTTTCAAGAGTTGCAAATCAGTTTACCATTGTTGAAAAGTATTCAAATACACCTGACGCAAAAGTAGTTGGGTTTGATACCACAGAAATTATTAAGAACAGCAATCAAGATCAATCTCTTCTTGATAATGCTTTAGGAACATTTAATTATACAGCACCGGGCGCAGATCGTCTTGAACTAGTTCCTACTCTTGTAGTTCTTGATAAAACCAATGCTGATGCGAATAATGACTTCTTCTCTATTGTTGAATTTTCTGAAGGTAAACCCTTTAAACAGAATAGAGTAACACAGTACAAAGCAATTGAAGATGAACTTGCTAAAAGAACATATGAAGAAAGTGGAGATTATGTTCTCGATCCTTTCTTAGTTTCTACTCTTTCTGATGAAAATTTTGAATGGGTAGATGCCGGCACTTCAAATGAAGCAAATAATTTTGATATAATTATTGATCCAGGCAAGGCATATATTAGTGGTTATCGCGTAGAGACAATGGGTAACTATAGAGCAACTCTTGATAAATCTGTTGACACCGAAATTGCATTAAACAGATCAGCCGGTGTAAATTATGAAAACTTTATTCGCGTTAAGAACGTTGCAGGGGTCTTCTTATTTTCAACAGGTGATATAGTTTCTTTACGCGATACTGTTAAGACGTTCTTAGAAACTGGGTCAAACTATGGCATTGCGCCAACTGCAGCTGGTTCTGAAATTGGTTCTGCAAGAATTAGATCAATGATATATGAATCAGGAATTCCTGGTTCAAATCAAGCAGTATATCGGTTATACCTATTTGATATTTCAATGAACACTGGCAAGAACTTTAAAGATGTTCGCTCATTGTTCTATGATGGTGCAACTTATGATGGCGTAGCTGATGTTATTCTAGACACAACTTCATTAGGCACAAGCATTGCATCTCTTCAAGGAACAGCTAATGATATATTAGTTTTCCCAGTTGGTGAAAAAGCAGTCAAATCTGTCAACAACATTTCATATACGTATAGAACAATTAATCAAACTGCGCTAACTGCAAACGCAGCCGGTAAGATTACAATAACAGTTACTGGTAATGAAACGTTCCCTTATCTTGGTGCGCTAAATTCAAATGAAAAAGAAGACATTATTGTAATTCCCCTTGCCAATATTGCTGCTGCAGCTGCTATCACCGGAACTATTTCAGTCAATACTACAACGACAAATGTAGTTGGATCTGGAACAAGTTTTACTACTCAATTTGAAGCTGGTGATTATATTAAAATTTCTGCAAATGCTACTGGTGGATTTGATCATAGAAGAATCACAAGCATTACGAATGGTACATTTTTAACTATTGATTCTAATGCTTCTTTTACAAATGCTGTTTCGACCGCCACGTTTGCTTTCCCTGCTTTTATTCCTGTTCCTCTTTCAACAAGAACTGGGCGCGTTGCAAACGTTGATACCGCTCAACAAACAATGATCATTGATTTAAATCAGGCATTAAGTGGTGCAAATAATGTTGCTGTTGCATATAATGTAAAAGTAACTAATTCTACTCCAATTGCTAAGCAAGCTCAAAGAAACCTATTTGTTCGTATAGACTGCTCCAATAATACGGGTAACACTTCTGGTCCTTGGACTCTAGGCGTACCTGATGTATTCAGACTAAGAAAAGTTTATAAGGGAACAACAAATACATTCACGTCTGCTACGTCCGGAATAGAAGATGTTACAAGAAACTTTGTGATTGATCATAATCAAGATGAGAATGTATATAACCAAAGCTATCTTTACATTAAACCTGGTACCAATCAGACTTTGGCGGGTGGTGATAGACTATTAGTTCAATTTGATTGTTTCTCCAACAATTTATCAAATACACTATTCAGTATTGGTTCATATACTGAAAATGATACTAAACTATTAGCTAATCTTACTACAAGCGTTAACAGATTAGAAATTCCTCAGATGATTACTTCTAGAGGACAGAATGTAGATTTAATTGAATACTTTGATTTTAGACCTCTTTCTGTAAACACTGCAGTTTTGTCCACAACTGAAGCTTCTGCTACAATTCATCCAGCAGAACCAGCAAGAGCTGCAAAATTTGGCAATACGCGTGATCCTGTTAATGATCAAAAATTCCCTGTGCCTGATAGTGATATCACATTTGATGCAGAATATTATGTTGGAAGAAAGGATCTTGTAATCATTGGATCTAACGGTGATTTCAATGTAATCAAGGGAAAACCTGGTCTTACTCCAGTTGCACCAAAAACTCCAAGCGATAGTTTAGTTATTGAACTACTTAATATTGTGCCATATCCTTCATTGCCCCAGAATTTGTCTGCTAATACTTTAGCTTTCATTGATACTAAAGTCATTAATCATGTCAATTTGAATGAAAGAAAGAAACTTTATTCAATTACAAAAGAAGCTCAACTTAATCCTACCAAGTATAGTCAAACACCTGGCTTTACAATGCGAGACATTAAGAGCCTTCAGGATAGAGTTGAAGCATTGGAATATTATTCAACACTATCTTTGGTTGAAGATAAAGTTAAGAATGAAGTAATCCCAAGTGGTGCAAATACTCAAGTTAATCGGTTTAAGTTTGGTTATTTTATTGATAATTTTACTTCTTTAATTTATGCAGATATTAATGATCCAGAATTTAATGCTGGATATAATGCAGAAAGAAATAGATTAGTGCCTGCAAATGAACAAATAAATCTTCCTTTTAAGATTTATTCTGGTGAAGCAATAAATCAAAGCTTATATGGTAAGACGTTGATGTTACCATTTGAAAGCGTTTCTGTTGTAAGTCAATTACAAGCAACTGGTGTTCCAAATGTTGGTTCAGCTTTGCCATTGACATATAATAAAGGAAAATTCTTTACTAAGATTCCTGCTACATTTACGCCGAAAGCGGTTGTTCCACCAATTTATCAAACTTTAAATACTATAACTTTTCCATTTTTAAACCCACTATTTGTGCCACCAAAACCAACTACTCCAGTTAGAACAACCATTAGCCAAACATTTCAGTTTATTGTAAATGGTTTAAGACCTTCTACTAGATTTTACTTTTTCTTTGATGGAAAAGATAATAGTTCAAAGTGTAAACCTATTGGTGGAAAAATTGGCGACCCAATAAAATCAGATAAGTATGGTATTGCTAATTTCCAATTCTTTTTAAATACTGTCCCATCAGACTTAGTTTCAAAAGAGTTAAATACAAGAAAGATAACAGAATCACAAGCAGTTGGCCAAACATTATCCACTAGCAAAACTCTACAAATGAAAGAAAGTTCTTCTACTGGTACGATAGTAGCTGAAGGCGTATTACCAGTAAAAGTAACATTTACAAATAGTTAAAGGTATTTTAAATGGCAAAGTACGATGCAATTCAAACTTTTTTTGTTCCTAGAGATCGCGTGAATGGATCACCCTATTGCTTTTTAACTGGCATTGATTTATATTTCAAAGCTAAACCAGATGCATTGAAGTCTATTTCTGGTATACTTAATCCTGGTGTCTCAGTTCATCTTTGCCCCGTAGAAGGAAACCATGAACCAAAGCCAGACAATATCTTAACTGATTCGCTAGTTCGTTTATCATATGACGAGATTCCAATTCTTCAATATCAAGTAGTACAAAAAGATGTGATTGATACTGAAACTCTTCAATCATATGCATATAGTCCATTATACACTGATGCTAAATTTAAAATAGTTGTTCCAAAAGATAGTTTATTAACTGTCGATCCACGATATTTTGATTTTGCTCCAATTGATTCTACTGCCACATTATTCTTTAATGCAAAAGGATCAGATAACAAGGGTGGAAATTATAATGTTTCCAGTTCAACAAAAGGTAACTTTATTCAAGCATCATCTGCTACTTACCCTGGTATTTCTAAATTATCATCAACTGAAAAACAATCAGTTGGGCCTAAAATGTATCTTGATTCCGCTGAAGCTGGCCGTGGTGCTATAGCCTTACCAGATTGGTCATATGGAAGAGGAACGAATGAAATTAAAGGTGTTGGTAAATTTACGTGGAATCATAAGAAAACTGATTCCGGAAGATATACAATTCAACTCGGTGCAGGAAAAGGTTGCAGTGTAGTATGTATCCTTAGATATGCTAGCGCAATCAAGACAGATAGTGCTCTTTCTGGTTCTATAAAAGTTCCAGGTATTTCTTCTGGTTCTAAAGTATTTGGTAATGCTGCAAAGGTTTTGTTTGACACTCCGGTAATCGTTAAGACAGATACTCTGTATGGTATTGTTGTAGATTATGAAGATAATGGATACCAACTATGGACAAACAAACAAGGTGAAAGATTAATTGGTACGATTGGCCAATCGGGTTCTAACCTATCACCAGGCGCAAGTGGTAAAGGTGATGGCAAATATTTTGATTATACAAATGATCAATTGAGAGCAATAAATGATCAAGATTTAATGTTTGAAGTTTTTGCTGCTAAGTTCAAAGCTAATACAGCAAATGTAGAAATTACTCATCGTGATTATGAATTTATTACTGTTGGAAGTTATTCTTTAACAGGAAACAGCGCATATCCAGGTGAATTTGTGTATCAAGATTATGGTAACACAGTTGCAAACGTAACACATGGATTTACTGGTTCAGGTTTCTTTAAGCAAGGCACAGTAAATGTTGATACACGAATTGGAACTGAATCCGCTTCTTATTCAGCTCTTATAGGAACAAACACAGTATTCACTCAAGACTTTGGTATTGGTGATTATATAGTTGTTACAGATTTAACCAGAAGTAACACCGATATTCGTCAAGTTTCTTATATTGCAAATAACACGTATTTAACTACGGATCAGCCATTAACATTTGCAAATACTGCAGCCTTTGTAAAGAAAACTGCTATTGCTAAAGTATTTGATGCCGACTATGGTACAAATAACATGATTCTTTTTGACACAAATGCTAACAGTTCAGTTAAGTTTCAAAGTTCTGGAATTGCATACGTAACAGTTACTGCAGGAGGAAGTTCTTATACAAATACTGACATTCTTCGTGTATATAGTGGTGGATCTACTCTCAATGCAACCGCAGCTGTAGTCACAAATTCTGCAGGTGGAATTGTTGCTCTTAGGTTCTCAAATGTTGGTGTTGGGTTTGCTTCTGCTCCAAATTTTATTGTATCTAATTCAACAGTATTAACATCCAACTCTTCAGCTGGATCTGGTGCAACATTTACTGCTAATATTGATGGGTCATATATCTTTGGTGAAACATCTCTATATTCAGCTAATCTAATTTCTGTTGATAATCGACCAATTAGCGTATTTGATCCAGATATAAAATTGAATAGAGAATCTATTGATACAGAATTAACTATTCAACATAATTTTGCATATTCAAATGGTGGAAATTATTATGTAAATACATCATTTTTAGCTACGACTTCTGATGGTAATAACTACATTACGAAATATAGTGGATTGATGATGTCTAGATCTAATGAAGTGAATTCTCCAACTTATCTTTATAACTCAGATAAATCTTCAGTAATGAAAGTACATTTGAATGCTAAGAAGCCATATGCTGCTTCTAGTGGCGGGTTATATGTTTCACCAATTCTTCATACTGACATGCTAAATGTGTTTACTTATCAATATGACGTTAACAGTGATTATACAAATGAAACTACTCGTTCTGGTAATGCTCATTCTAAGTATATAAGTAATAAAATTTCTTTTGCTAATAACAAATTTGCTGAAGATATTCGTGTATTCATGACTGCATATAAACCATCTGGAACAGATATTAAAGTCTATGCAAAAATTTATCATACAGCAGATGGTGAAGCATATACAAATAAGAGTTGGAGTGCTTTGGACTTAATTGATGGTTCTGGTCTTCAGAGTAGCAAAACTAATTCTGATGACGTTATTGCATTGACTTTTGGATTTCCAAAATATCCAGAAGTTTTATCTACTCTAACTGGTAGCGTTACTGTTGGATCTGGTAGCGCTACTATTACTGGTGTTGGTACTAATTTTTCATCAGATCTTGCTAATAATGATTTAATAAGAATTTATGATCCATTGCAGTCTAATACTAACTACTTTGTAGCAATTGCGACTTCAATTGGAAATACAACTTCGATGACTATAAATAGTACAACAACCAACAGTAGCGTGCTTGGATCAGGATTAAAAGTTGATAGACTCAAATATAAGACTGCCGCTTTCGTTAATCCACAAAATGATAATATCGTAAGATATTATACTTCTACAAATGTAGAACTTGATGGATATAACGTAATGGCAGTTAAGATAGTATTACTTTCAAACAATATCAATTTAGTCCCTGAAGTTGAAGATATAAGAGTCATTGGAGTATCTGCATAATGGCTCTTCCAAGATTAATTAAGATTGACAATCAATTTGCTCGTGATACGACTACTATGGCTATTATAAATACTGATAGTTCTTACTATGATACAATTGTTGCAAATCGTCAGCAATCAAGTACAATAAAAGAAGTACAACTTCAAGTTGAAAGCCTTAGAAATGAATTTAGTGAAATCAAAACAATGCTTCTTCAGATAATAGGAAATAAGAATGGCTAGAAGTGTATCTAACGTAAATATAAGTACGGATTCATTCTTAACATGGATCACGCAAACTAATAAACTTCTAGAAGCTCTTAGAACCGATGTCATTACGGTTTCTACCTCTGTTACTGGAGGCAATGCAACATTAGCCAATACAACAGGCAATGCACAACTTATTGGTATCTTTGGCGCTAACACGGTTGTAGCAACTGATGGTTTGCGTGGTGGTAATGCAACGGCTACTAATGTTCTCAACATTCTTTCAAACACTTCAGTAACTGGTGATTTTCTAAAAGTTGGCGCAAATGTACAATTAAATGCAACTAGTGTTTCTGTTGGTAATGCAACTATTAATTTAGTTGCAACACAAAATCTTCTTAAAATTTCTAATGCAACATCAACAGCAAATTTATCACCACTTGATTTAACAATTGGATCAGCTGTTGTAAATGCAACTGTTCTTACAATTGGAACAGGTAATTTTTCTACTGGTGCTAATGTTGGTGCTAACGTTAATTTCACAACTTCAAGCATTCAAGTTGTAAATTCAATTTCAAACGTCGTGGTTAATTCTGGATTAGTAAAAGCATCTAATTCAACATCTACTGCTAATCTTACACCATCAGATCTTACAATAGGTAGTGCAATTGTAAACTCTACTATTCTTACAATTGGAACAGGTAATTTTTCAACTGGTGCAAACATTGGTGCTAATGTTAATTTTACAACTTCCAGCATTGAAGTTGTAAATTCAATCTCAAATGTTGTTGTTAATTCTGGATTAGTAAAAGCATCTAATTCAACATCTACTGCTAATCTTACTCCTAAAGAATTAACGATTGGTGCCACTGTTGTAAATTCTTCTTTAGTCACTGTCACTGGTGTAAATACAAGTTATGCTAATGTAACTGGACAAGTTAATACAGCAACATTATATGTTGCTACAAGCGCAAACGTAGGAACTGCTTTTACTGCTAATGCATCATTAGTAAATGCTATAGCTCTTAATGTAGTTAACCAAACAAATACAACAACTCTTTATGTTACAACTTCAGCCAATATAGGAACTGCTTTTACTGCTAATGCATCATTAGTAAATGCTATAGCGCTTAATGTAGTTAACCAAACAAATACAACAACGTTATTTGCTACTACATCTGCTAATGTTGGTGGTAATGTCCAAATGACGGTTTCACAGTATGGTATTACTGGTAATGCAACTACTGTTCCAACAATGTCTCTTACTGCATCATCGTTGACAATTGGTAATAACACTATCACTGGTGCTCCAACAATTAATCTTGCTAACTCTACTGGCAACACCATAATTTATGCTAATGCAATTGATTCGACTTGGGGATTTGATGCGAATAATACTGGCGTTTATGTTACAAATTTTGTAAATGCTGCTTCTCATACAGTTGGCTCAAGTTTCATAGCTAACGCTACAGCATTAGTCCATACTGGATTTGCTAATGTAACAACAAGTGTTAACTCGGCATTACTAACTGTTGGTACGGCTTTTACTGCTAATGCAACAGCCTTAGTTCATACCGGGTATGCTAATGTGACTGGAGCAGTTAATGCTTCTAGTCATACTGTAGGAACTAACTTTATAGCTAACGCTACAGCATTAGTCCATACTGGATTTGCTAATGTAACAACAAGCGTTAATACAGCATTATACACTGTTGGAACAACATTTACTGCTAATGCTACATTAGTAAATGCTATAGCACTTAATGTAGTTAATCAGACAAATACAGCAACGTTATTTGCTACTACATCTGCTAATGTTGGCGGTAACGCCCAAATAACAGTATCACAATATGGTATTACTGGTTCCGCCACCGTGCCAACAATGGCATTAACTACATCATCATTGACAATTGGTAATAACACTATCACTGGTGCTCCATCAATTAACTTAGCAAATAGCACAGGTAATACTACAGTTAATGCTATTGCTATTGGATCTAGTTGGGGATTAAGTTCTAACGCTTCAGGCATATATCATAGTGGCGTAGTTAATTCTTTTAGTCATACTTCTGGTTCTGGGTTTATCGCTAACTCAACTGCTATTGTTGGTACAGGCTATGCTAATGTAACTACAGGTGTCAATTCTGCACTACTAACTGTTGGCACCAATTTTATAGCTAACGCTACAGCATTAGTCCATACTGGATTTGCTAATGTAACAACAAGTGTCAATTCTGCTTCACATACTGTTGGCACCAATTTTATAGCTAACGCTACAGCATTAGTCCATACTGGATTTGCTAATGTAACAACAAGCGTTAATACCGCATTATTCACGGTTGGAACAACATTTACCGCTAATGCCACATTAGTTAATGCTGCTGCTATTAACGTTGTGAATCAGATTAATACTGCTTCTCTATTTGCTAGTTCAAACGTTAGTACTGTTAACGTACTTGCTACATTAGTTACTTCTAACGTATCTGCTGGTTATGCTAATGTAACTGGTCAAGTTAACACCACAACACTATATGCAGGAACATCTGCAAATGTTGGCGGTAACGTTCAGATAACCGTGTCTCAATATGGCATCACGGGTAATGCAACCACTGTTCCAACAATGTCTCTTACTGCATCATCATTGACGATTGGTAACAGTTCGATTACTGGTGCACCTCAGATTAATATTGCCAACAATCTTGGAAATACGATTGTTAACACTACATCAATAAGCACAACTACTGTATATGCTAATACCACTGGTATTCATACCGGTAACGTATCAGCCACTGTTGTAAATGCTAGTGCCAATGTTAATGCTCCTTTAGTGTTTGCTAATGTTACAGGTACATATGCTAACATTACGGGCCAGGTTAATACTACAACGTTCTATGCTTCTACGTCTGCTAATGTTGGTGGTAATGTACAGATTACAGTATCACAATATGGTATTACTGGTAATGCAACTACTGTTCCAACAATGTCTCTTACTGCATCATCATTGACGATTGGCAATAGTACAATCACTGGTGCTCCAACAATTAACCTAGCAAATTCAACCGGTAATACTACGGTTAACACTACATCAATAAGCACAACTACTGTATATGCTAATACAACTGGTATTCATACGGGTAACGTATCAGCTACTGTTGTAAATGCAAGTGCTAACGTAAATGCACCATTGGTATTTGCCAATGTTAGTGGTACATATGCTAACATTACGGGCCAGGTTAATACTACAACGTTCTTTGCAACTACATCTGCTAATGTAGGAGCAAATGTACAGTTAACTACTTCACAACTGTTTATTGGCAATTTAACAGCAAACGTATTATCAAACTCAACAATTGTTACAATAGCTAATTCTTCTGGTATTGCAAATCTTCAACCTGCATTGCTAACGATTGGCGGATCGGTTGTTAATACTACTTATGTAGCAGCAAATAATTTAGTAATTAATACAGATTGTGAGATGCGAGTATCGTCAAATACTCTTAATGCAAATATTACTTCTGCTCAAGTATTTTTCACATTTGCTACTTCTTTCTCATCTGCAAAAATTACGGCTCAAGTAAAACGCTCGGGTAATGTTCAAACTTCTGATATGATCATTGTGCATGATGGAACAGATGCATTTATTTCTGTATATGGTACTGTTATAGCTCCTTCAGCTTCATCTGATCTTGGTGATTTTAGTGTTGGCGTAAATGCTGGTAACGTTGAATTGAAATATCAACAAACAGCTGCTAGTTCTGTTATTAAAGTAATCGCTCACCTAATAAAGTAAAGTAAAGCAAAATGCCATCAGCAAATAGTAGATTTAAAACAGAGAATGGACTTTTCGTAACCGGTGGTAATGCTGAGTTTACTCAGATAGTTACAGTAGGAGGTAATTGCACAGTAAGTGGTGATTTGTTATTTGTTGGTGGCAACCTTACAGTCCAAGGCACTCAAGTTTTTCAAGGTGGTCAAATTTATGTAAGCAACATCACTGCCAGCATGGCTGGTCTAGGTATTGGTAACACCACTTATGCCTTTGATGTCTATTCCGCTAATCTTTTTGTTAACACTGCAGTACTACCACTAAATAACACTATTCCATTAGGAAACACTACACGAAGATTTGTAACTTATTCAAACACGCTTGATGTTTCTACCACTGCATTGATTTCTGGTAACGTCACTATTTCTGGAACATCACACACTATTGCCGGTAATGTTAATATTGACTCTGGTGTGTTGTTTATTGATGGAACAAACAATCGGGTTGGTATAAACAATACTGCTCCAACTACAGGTGTAAATTTACAAGTAACTGGTAATGCTAACGTTTCTGCTAATTTGGTTACTTCTTTAGTAGTGGTTAATAATGCTATTTTTGCATCCAATAGTAAATCTGTTACTTCTACTACTCAAGTGCTAGTTGATGATTTCCCATTAGTTCTATCAAACTGTGTTAAATATCTTGTGTTTACAAGAAATACAGGAAACACTGTTGTTCATACATTAGAATTAATGGCAATTCATGATGGTACTAATGTACTTTTATCTCAATATGGTGAGGTTTTTAATACTTCACTTGGTTCATTTGATGTGAACATTAACGTTGCAAATGTTGAATTAAAGTTTACAGCAACTGCAAACGGAGCAGCACCAAACGTAACACATCCATATACAGTCAAAGTATTAAGAACACAAATTACATAAGCATTAGAGGAGAGGGAATCTAATGGCAATTTCTAAAGATTTCGTTGTTAAGAACGGCCTACAGGTCGGTTCTAGTTTACAAGTCAACTCTACTGCTACATTTTCAAACGATGTAACTATTTCTGGCAACTTAACTGTTTCTGGAACAACTACGTACGTTAATACTGCAACTTTAAACATTGCAGATAATATTGTTACACTAAACGCTGACGTATCTGGCGCAACATCTCCTACTGAAAATGCAGGATTAGAAGTTAATCGTGGTAGTTCAGCAAACGTTCAATTGCGTTGGAATGAAACAACTGACTCATGGGAACAGTCCAATGCTGGATTAAGTGTTTATTATAAACTCTTAGCAAACAGTGATATTCTCGATAGTCTTGTAAGCACTAGCATAACTGTTGCAGCTTCAGCTAACTCAGTAAAAGCAGCATATGATACTGCAATATCACAAGGATCAACTGCATATAGCAATGCAACTACATATGCATCAAATGCAACGAATATCTCATCTGGTACTTTAAACACTGCACGCTTACCAGCTCAAGTCAATGTAAGTGCTAATCTTAACATTGGCGCTTTTGGTACAACGAATGGTGTGAATATTCAAAACACAGCAATCGTTGTTGGTAACTCAACAGCCAATGCAACACATGCCTATAATTTATTACAGGCTTCTAATGCTACAAGCACTGCTAATCTTTCTCCTGTTGATCTTAAGATAGGTAGCGCTATAGTTAACTCAACTGTGTTAACTATAACAACAGTGAATGCCACTACTGTGAATGCAAACACGTCTGGTATTCATACCGGTAACGTATCAGCTACTGTTGTAAATGCTAGTGCCAATGTTAATGCTCCTTTAGTATTTGCCAATGTTACTGGTACATATGCTAATATCACTGGTCAAGTCAATACTGCAACGTTCTTTGCTGCCACAAGCGCTAACGTTGGTGGTAACGTTCAAATTACAGTGTCTCAATATGGCATCACGGGTAATGCAACCACTGTGCCAACAATGTCTCTTACTGCATCATCATTAACGATTGGTAATAGTACAGTTACGGGTGCTCCATCAATTAACCTAGCAAACAGTACTGGTAACACTACAGTTAATGTAACTTCTATTGGATCCAGTTGGGGTCTAATTTCAAATGCATCTGGTGTGTATCATAGTGGTGTAGTTAATGCTGCATCGCACACTACTACTACAACTGTATCTAATACAACTGGATTCTTTCCAACAACGAATGCTATAGCATTAGGAAACAGCATAGGACTTTGGGTAATTTCAGCAAACAGCTTAGGCGCCAATAGTATCACTGTAACTGGTGGTAACCTTAACGCTGCTACTGTTTATGCTACTGGTCTTGTTAATGCTCAAAACTTTACAACTACTGGTACAGTCAATACTGCCACGGTTTTTGCAACTGGTCTTGTTAATGCTGCTAATTTTACAACTACTGGTACAGTCAATACTGCTACAGTTTTTGCAACTGGACAAATAAATGCGGCATCATTCAGGACAACCAATAGTGTATCCAATACATCTGGGTTTTTTCCAATAAGCAATGCAGCAGTTGGAGCATTAGGAAACTCAACTGGTCTTTGGGTAGTGTTGGCTAATAGCGTTACTACTAATACTTTAACAGTTTCCGGCGGAACAATTACTTCTGGAAACGTTAATATTACTGGATATGTTAACGCTTCAGCTAACTTAGTTGCTCCTTTAGTATTTGCTAACGTATCTGCTGGTTATGCTAACGTGACAGGTCAAGTGAATACAGTTACGTTCTTTGCAACTACATCTGCAAATGTTGGTGGTAACGTTCAAATTACAGTGTCTCAATATGGTATTACTGGTAATACTACTACTGCGCCAACATTGTCATTGACTGGTTCAGCTTTAACGATTGGTAACAGTTCGATCACAGGCGCACCTTCAATTAACCTAGCAAATAGTACCGGCAATACTACGGTTAATGTAACTTCTATTGGATCCAGTTGGGGTCTAATTTCAAATGCATCTGGCATATATCATAGTGGTGCAACTGCTGTAATTAATGCTTTTAGTCATACAGTTGGAACAACATTTACTGCTAATGCTACATTAGTTAATGCTGCTGCTATAAACGTCGTAAACCAAACAAATACTGCGACTCTTTTTGTAACTACATCAGCTAACGTAGGTACAGCATTAACGATTAGCGCCACAGCACTTACTGTAGCACCTAATGCTAACTTTGACTCAGGTACACTATTCGTCGATGCTGTCAATAATCGTGTAGGTATCAATAACACTGCTCCAGGTGTTGCTCTAAGAGTTACTGGTGCGGTTGATATTAGTAGTACAGCTAATATTCAAGGTAATACTAATGTTGGTGGTACTTTAGGTGTTACTGGTGCTGCTAATGCGTTAAGCACATTAGGTGTTAATGGTTTATTAACTGCTGCGGCAGGCCTTACAGTTACTGGCACGGCTAACGTATCATCTAATTTAAATATTGGTACATTTGGTACAACGAATGGTGTGAATATTCAAAATACAGCAATTATTGTTGGTAACTCATTAGCTAATGCTTTAATAAGTGGTAATTTAATTTCTGTAAGTAATACAGCTAACCTAACATCTACAACATTAACGATTGGTACTACGACTGTTACTACAGCTTTGATTAATACTGCTGCGCTAAACGTTGTCAATCAAACAAACACAGCGACACTTTTTGTAACTACAAGTGCTAACGTAGGTACAGCATTAACGATTAGCGCCACAGCACTTACTGTAGCACCTAATGCTAACTTTGACTCAGGTACACTATTTGTTGATGCAGTTAATAATCGTGTAGGTATCAATAACACTGCTCCAGGTGTTGCATTAAGAGTTACTGGTGTGGTTGATATTAGTAGTACAGCTAATATTCAAAGTAATGCTAACGTTGGTGGTACTTTAGGAATTGCTGGTTTAACAACTGCTGCGGCTGGGCTTGCAGTTACTGGCACGGCTAACGTATCATCTAATTTAAATATTGGTACATTTGGTACAACGAATGGTGTGAATATTCAAAATACAGTTATTATCGTAGGCAACACAACTTCAAATGCTTTGATAAGTGGTAATTTAGTATCAGTAAGCAACACGGCTAACTTAAC